CCTGAAGCCGCTTGGGTGGCTGAGACTGGTGTGAAGCCTGTCTCGAACAGCACCTTCGGCACCAAAACCATGACCCCATACAAGTTGGCTGTCATCGAGGCGTTCTCTAACGAGTTCCGTCGCGACAAGTCGGCTCTGTATTCTCAGCTCATTGAGCGTCTGCCTATGGCTCTCGGTGTGAAGTATGACCAGACAGTGTTTCACGGAGCCGCTCCTGGCTCAGGCTTTGACATCTTGGCCGGCTCAACTGAGGTCTCGATTCAGACTTCGGTCTACGACGGCATGGTCAACGCACTCACAACCATCTCTGGAGCCACGTGGGACATGAATGGAATCATTCTTTCCCCACAGGCTGAAGGTTTGGTTTACGGTGAGAAGGATGGCAATGACCGTCCTCTGTTCATCAACAACCCTTCCACTGATGGTTCCATTGGTTCCATCTTGGGCCGACCAGTATTCAAGTCTCGTGCCTCTTACGAAGCCCGCGACGCAGGCGTGACCGCTGAGGTACTTGGTTTCGCTGGTGACTGGTCTCAGGCACTCTATGGCACCGTCGAGGGTGTGCAGATTCGTATTTCGGACTCTGCAAGCCTCACGATTGGTGGTTCTACTGTGAACCTGTTCCAGCAGAATATGTTCGCTGTGATTGCCGAAATCGAGGTTGGCTTCCTAGTCACCCACGACGACGCATTCGTCAAGCTGACCGGAGTCGCGGCCTAGGCAATCCCTAACCGCTAGGTGGTGGGCAGTCAATTCGATTGCCCACCACTACACCAAAAGGAGTACCATGACAAGTAGTTCAATGAATCGGTGGGGCAAGAAAAAGAAGGGTCGCAAGAAATGACGTGGGCAACTTACGCAGACATCACAAGCCGTTGGGTTGGCCCTAACTTACCAACAGATGGGAACCTAGTCGACGCTCTCATTGGAGATGCTGAGCAGGTCATTCTGTCTTATTACCCCGCAATCCAAACTCGGATTGACGACAGCTTGCTCCCTGTCGAGCGTGTCATAATGGTTGTTTCACAGATGGTCACACGGGTTCTTCGCAACCCTGAAGGTTTGACTATGTGGCAACAGAACACTGGCCCATTCGGTCAGATGAGAAACTTCTCTGACTCTGGTAGCGGCGTAACTATTCTTGACGATGAGGTTCGGCTTCTTGCACCTAGCCGAGGGGGAAAGGCGTTCGAGGTTGACTTGGGAACCGAGGCTTCCATATACCTTGACAGCGTGGTATGGCTTGATGCTTAGCGGCATCGAAACGGTCACAATCGTTCGTCGCACTTCAACTGGTGTCGACGAGTTTGGCTTGCCCACTTATAGCGATTCAGAGATACCCGTTTCTGGTGTTCTGGTGGGGTTCGATAGCACTAACGAGCCTGTCGAGGTTGATGGTAAGCCTCAGAACGTATTCGTCACTCTTTACTTTCCCGAGGGGACTGTCATTGAGAGCGGCGATGACTTTCTGGTTCGACAGGAACGCTTCGTCAAGGACGGGCGACAGATGGATTGGGTTTCACCTTTTGGTAGCTTCGAAACTGGAGTTGTTGTGAAGGTGAGGCAGGTTCTTGGGTAGCATCAAAATCGTTATGGATGAGCGTGGTCGACGGGTGTTGTTGCACGACCCTGGTATCCACTCTCAGCTCCGTGAAGTCGGTGCAGTTCTTGCTCGCAAGGCTGGCTCTGAATGGTCGGTTCAGGATTGGAACAGCCCTCCGTCTCGTGGTCGTAAGACTAGAACAGTTGTGAACGTAATCAACACCAAACCTGATGCGGCATATACCGAAGCCGCGACGGGTAAGATGTCGAGAATTGTGAAGGGTCTTGAGCAATGACCGAGAACACTATATTTCCCGATGTTGAGTCTTTACTCGTGTCGAGGCTTAGCGCCGCTCTGACGCTGAACGCTGAGTCTGTGACAAACGATGTATTCGTTTCGGTTCGTAAGCCTCCACCCGATATGCTTCCCTACCCGCAGAAGGTTGTGACTCTCCGTTGCGACGGTAGTAGCGACATTGTGAGAGGGATTACCACTAGCGAACGTGTCGGGGTCAATGTTTACGCGCAGACCTACGCTGACGCGAATATGCTGTCCAGACTTGTAGAATCACTCATGAGGCAACTTGTGGGAGGTGCTATCAAGCTCGTCGAGACTAACAGTGGGCCTATCCCGATTGCGAATGATGCGGTTGAGGAACAGCGATACCTAGTTTTTGACATGGTTGTGAAAGCAACCGACTACTGAACATCCGCCGTACCGGATAGGGCGATGCCCGAAGGTCAAATCAAAAGGTTTGACACCATCTAATAAAGGAGAATCACAATGGCTTTATCAGCCGAAAATGTGGTGGTCGGCATCACCGGAAAAGTGTATGTCGGCGCGACCACTGATACTGCCCCAACTGCCGCAGAGTCAGCTCTCACTGGTTTCACTGAGCTTGGCTATGTTGGCTCAGACGGTGTGACGTTCACTATTGACCGTTCCACCAGCCAGATTCGTGCTTGGCAGAACTCTGACCTCGTTCGTGAGGTCACGACGGAAGCCACCGCGACTTACCAGTTCATGCTTCTTGAGACCAATGAGGATGTCATCGAAACCTATTTCGGTGCCGCTATGGTTGCTGGAAAACTGGAACTTGTTGCCAACCAAACTGGTGGTCGCAAGTCTTGGGTCTTTGACGTAGTCGATGGCGACAAGGTTATCCGTCACTATGTTCCAACTGGTGAGATTACCGCTATCGAAGCTCAGACGATTGCTAACGGCGAGGCTCTGATGTACGGGATGACCGTGACCGCTTATGCGCTCGATGGTCGCTCTGCTGACATCTTCTTCAGCGAGTTCGAAACCCCATAAGGAATCTGAGGGGAGTGGGTGTGCGGACTCCGCTCCCCTCAGTTCGAACCAAAGTCCGCAAGAGATAAAGGAGTCACCCTATGTCCGCAGAAACATTCACCTTTGAACACAAGAAAAAGTCGTACACCATTCCAGCTTTCAGCCAGCTCCCTGCTGGTGCTTTCCGTAAGGCAAGAAAAGGGACTGACGACTTTGACAGAGCGTTCATTCTCATCGAGGAAACCCTTGGTGAAGGTTCGGAAGCGCTTGCCGCTCTCGACACTATGAAGCCAACAGAGCTGAACGACTTTATTGTGGAATGGTCCAAGGGTGCATCCTTGGGGGAATCTTCTGGCTCCTAGAAGTCAGCGAAAAGTTTCCAGCGGAAATTAGAGCAGATTTCAGGAGCCTGTATGGTCTCTCGTTTGAGAGTGTTGGTCAGGAATACAGTTGGGGTGAGGGAATCCACTTGACGCTGATGTTGCTCAAGAATCCTGGTTCTTGGTTACAGGCGGCTCATAACGATTGGAAGTATCCAGTCAGTCACGAATGGATGATGTTGGCTGAGTTGTTTGACCTGACGCATAAGGTCAATTCAAAGAAGGCGAAACCTTTGAAACGGCCTTGGAAGTCCGCGAACGAAAATACGATTGGGAAACCGACCAGGTCCAGAAGCGTTATTGAGGCTAGGTTGGGTAAGATGAACCCGAGGAGTGAACAAGATGGCGCGGAGTAGAATTGCTGAGGCATACGTTCAAATCGTGCCTGTCACTGGTGGGCTTGAAAAGTCCATTGCGGCGCAGATGGGCACCGCCGGGACTGCTGGTGGTGCGGCGTTCGGTGGGAACCTTATGGGGTCGCTCAAGAAAGTTATGGGTCCGCTGGTTGCCATCCTGGGGGCTGGAGCCATTGCAGGTTTCTTCAAGTCAGGTGTCGAGGGTGCGAATGCGCTGGCTGGTGGGCTTCGTGAGGTAGTCACGCTCACTGGTTTGACTGGCACTGCCGCCGATGGCGCTTTCGATGAGTTCAAACAAGGTCTCGCTGGAGTTTCTGCTGAGCTGGGTGTCGCTCAGGACGTTCTAACCAATGGTCTCTATAACGCCCTGTCCGCCGGTGTGCCTCGCGAGAACGCTTTCACCTTTCTTGAGGTTGCTGGTCGTGCCGCCATCGCCGGTGTAACCGATACCAACACGGCTGTCGATGGGCTAACAACTGTCATCAACGCCTTCGGTATGGACGCATCTGACGCCGCCGCCGTTTCTGACTCACTGTTCACAGCCGTCAAGGGTGGTAAGACTACCTTCGAGGAGCTGTCTGCAAGCTTGTTCAACGTGGCTCCCGCCGCCGCCGCCGCGAGCGTTACCATGCAGGAAGTGAACGCGGCGATTGCGGCTTTGACTGCCGCTGGTACGCCCACGTCTGTTGCGACTACGCAGATTCGTGCCGCGCTGGTTGGGTTGCAGAGGCCTTCAGAGGACTTGGACAAAATCTTCCAGTCACTTGGGTACGAGAACGCTCAGCTTGCTATCGAGACGGAGGGGCTCCAGTTCGCCCTACAAGGCGTGAAGGATGCTTCCGGCGGTAGTAATGGTGAATTGCAACGATTGCTCGGTAGCGTCGAAGCTGTGGCCGCTGTGAACGTGCTGGCGGGTACAGGTGCAGAGAAGTTTACCGCTGAACTAAATGCTCAGGCCGAAGCGGCTGGAGCCACCGATGCCGCCTTTGGTGAGATTGACAAAAGCCGTTCAGTTGAGCGTCTGAGGGTCAGTTTTGAGAATATGAAACTTCAGCTCAGCGATGGGTTAGTTCCTGTGATGAATCGGATGGCTGACTTTATTGTCGCCAAGGCAATTCCAGCGTTCTTTGACTTCCTTGAGCAGGTGAAAGCCGCTTGGACCTATGTGAAGGACAACTCCTACTGGATTGCACCATTGACAATCACTCTTGGCATCTTTAGCGCGGCGATTGTGACAGCTGGTGTGGTGTCAAAACTTGCGGCACTTGGAACTGGCTCATTCTTCAAAGGCCTTGCAATGAGTCTAGGAAAACTAAAGATTGTCACAGCGGCTCAGTGGCTCTGGAATGCGGCGTTGACAGCAAACCCTATCGGAATCATTATTGTTGCGATTGCGGCGCTTGTGGCTGGCCTGGTTTACTTCTTCACTCAGACAGAACTAGGTAGAGAAGTCTGGGCGAGAACGATGGAAGCCATCGGAGCCGCATTCACTTGGCTAAACGAGATGGTCATTCAACCTGTGGTCGCTTGGATTGTGGATGCCTGGAACGGAATGATTGCTTTCTTCCAAACCGCTTACGACAATCTTCTCAAACCTGTTCTCGAAGCCATCGGAGCCTATTTCCAATTTCTTTGGGACTATTTTATCAGCCCGGTATTGCAGTTCATCACCTTCGGCCTCATTCTGGTTGCGATAGCGCTTGAGGCTCTTTGGAAATATGTGGTGAAGCCTGTCATTGGCTTCATTGGCGATATTTTTAGTTGGCTCTGGGAAAAGATTATCAGCCCGATTGTTGGCTGGATTGTTTCAGCGTTCGAAGGCATCGGCTGGGTCCTCGGTTGGCTCTATGAGAACATCGCAAAACCGATATTCGAAGGCATCGGAATAGCCTTCACTTGGCTCTGGGAAAATGTTCTCGAACCAGTTGTCGGTTTCATCACTGGCGCGTTTGAAAAAGTCGGGGAAGTCACTGCCAACATATTCGGTGAAATCAAAGACTTCATCGTCGACACCTTCGAATCCTTGGTGGGGCTTATCAAGGTGCCTATCAACGCCATCCTCGGATTCATCAACGTCATCATTGATGCGCTGAACGGACTCAAAATCGATATCCCCGATTGGGTTCCAGAGTTCGGGGGAAAGCAATTTGGCTTCAACCTAAAGAAAATCCCAAAGCTTGCCGAGGGTGGCATTATTCGCTCATCGGGTGCAGTAATGGTGGGCGAGGAAGGTCCAGAGATTTTGACGCTGAATAAAGGTGCCCAGATAACACCTTTGGACAAGGCAAGAGGGGCAAGCGTGAACTACTATGCCGCACCAAACAAGTCCTTCGACGCTCAACAAGAATTGTTCTTGGCGATGAGAAGGGTGAAGGTGATGGCGTGAGCTACAGTCTGACTGGTGCCAATGGCGATGTTATCGTTTTTGATGATAGTAACTATGTTCTGAACCCGTCTTTACTTGGTCTTGGTATCCCTCCCACCTCTGTCCGAATTGACGAGTCAAGTCGTTCAGGCGGAGTGTGGCGCAACACTCGTCGAGTTGTTAGGAACATAGACCTACCCGTAACAGTCCTAGGCAACTCTGCCACTGATGTAGAAACCAAGCTCCGCAGACTTTCGCGTCTGACTCAAGACACTCTCGGGCCAACAGTTTTGACAGTGACTCGTGACTCTGGAGACCTGACGATGGGGTTGCATTACACCGGAGGGGCTGAACTTACTTACGGTGGCGATTTAGGTGGCGAACAGTGGGCAAGACTTCTTCTATCGTTTCAAGCTCCTCAACCTTTCTGGGAATCCGCTACTGAGGAATCGTTCAGTGTAACTTCTGGCAACACAGGTCAAGGTCTGTTGCCTCAGTTGTCGAAGTTGAGGCTCTCGTCATCTCAATCGTTGGGTGTTATCAACGTCGACAATACTTCAGACGTGAACGTCTATCCCATCTACGAAGTTTCCGGCCCGATTACCGGCCTGGTTGTTTCCAACGGAATCGACGATTGGGGTTTCAACATAACTGTCGACGAGGGTGAGACCTTCGAAGTTGACACCGAGACTGGAACTGTCACAAGCATCTCTGGCGAGAACAGATACTCCGCTTTGAACCCTGCCCCAAAACTGTTCTCCTTCCCACCTGGAGAGACCACAATTACGATTGAGGGAACCGACACGAACCTCAACACCAGAATCACTTGTCGTTACTCACTTCGCTATGAGGTTGTTCACGGATGATTATTGACGAGCTGACAGTTGAGGTTCGGGACGCTAACCTGAACAGGGTTGGTCAGTTGCTTGGCGCGGATATTGTGGGAGCCACTTTCGTAACCACGTTCAACAGTGTCGGGTCATGGTCTGTGTCTTTGCCAGCGTCATCAACGCTTGTTGACCTATTGCGGACACCTGGTTATGGGCTGGTGGTTACGGCTCGCGGTGTACCAATTATGTCAGGGCCAACAATTTCAGCCAAGCTCGTTCAGTCTCAGGATGACTTGCAAGGCGTATGGCAGATTGAGGGAGCTGACGACTCCATTATTCTTCAGGAGCGTTTGGCCTACCCAACTCCAGGGGTCGCAGACGTGTCTGCTCAAACTTCAACGGTTGACACCCAATCAAATGTGGCTGAGAGTGTGCTGAAACATTATGTCGACGCGAACCTTGTTTCTGGCCCACCGATTCGAGCGGTGGAGGGTTTGATTGTTGGCGCGGATTACAGTCGTGGCGCTGTCGTTACCGCTCAAGCACGTTTCACCAATATGCAAGACCTGTTCTACGACTTGGCTCAGTCTGGTGGCTTAGGTTATTCGATAATGCAGAGTGGCGGTTCGTTAGTTTTTGATGTCTACGAACCACAAGACGTGTCCGCTGACGTTCGTTTCGACGTGGACAATGGCAAGCTCTCCTCAAGCGAGTACGCTTACGCCTCACCAAAGCTCACCAGAGCTATCGTGGGAGGCGCTGGAGA